TAACTTAACAGAACGATTTATATAAAAAGGAGGTTTGACAATGAAAAATATTATTGAAACTGTAAAAATGATATTTGCATCCATAGGTGGGTGGATTGGGTGGATACTTGGAGGAGCAGATGGATTCTTATATGCACTTATAGCTTTTGTTGTTATTGATTACTTAACTGGAATTATGGCATCAATTCTTGCACAAAAGCTATCTAGTGAAATAGGTTTTAGGGGAATATTTAAAAAGGTACTTACTTTTGTTTTGGTAGGTGTAGCTCATATAATTGATTTTTATATTATTGGCAGTGGTAGTGCAATTCGTACCGCTGTTATATTTTTTTATATATCAAATGAAGGAATCAGTATCTTAGAAAATACAGCAAAGATAGGATTACCAATACCTGAAAGATTAAAAAATGTTTTAGAGCAGTTAAAGGAGGAGAAGAAGAATGGCTAGATTATGTTTTGATTATGGACATGGTGGAGAAGACAGCGGTGCTTGTTATGAAGGAAGAAAAGAAAGTAATGATGTATTAAGTGTAGGTAAGGCTGTAGCAGCAGAGGTTAGAAGATATGGAATTACTGTTGATGAAACAAGAACTAGTGATGCTACGGTAAGTTTGGGAGAAAGAAGCAATTTTGAAAATAGAAACTCATATGATTATTTTATATCTTTTCATAGAAATGCTTATGAGCCAGAAAAAGCTAGAGGTGCTGAAACTTACACATATTTAAGTGCAAGTACAAAAGCTAAAGTACTAGCTGAAAAAATACAAGCTGGACTTGTAAGTATTGGGTTTGTTAATAGGGGAGTAAAGACTGCTAATTATCATGTACTAAGAGAAACTAGATGCCCAGCAGTTTTACTTGAGATGGGATTTATTGATAATAGCAGTGATAATGCTTTATTTGATAGCAAGAGAAATGAAATAGTTAAGGCTATTGCAAAAGCTATATTATCTCAGTTAGGCATAGTATATAAAGAAAATAAATCTAATGAAGCAACAGCTCAGCAAAAGCAGCAAGTAACAAGTGGACAAACTCTTTATAGAGTTATGGCGGGATCTTATAAAGTTAGAGAAAATGCAGAAAAGCAAATACAAAAATTAAAGACAGCAGGTTTTGATGCAGTAATTATGATATATAATAAATAGCCGTTACTTAGAATTTTTAGGTAGCGGCTTTGTTGTTGGAGGTAAATAATATGGCAGAGCAAAAAGAATTAACAGTAGAATATTTAGTAAGCAAATATTTATTAAAAAAGTTATTGAAAGATGGATTAATTACAGATGAAGAACTTAATAAGATAGATGAAGAAAACATGAAAACTTTTAATAAGTAGACTGTGTTTTAAAAACTGTAATTTTTATTATGATCAATTAAATAATTCTAAATGTAGCATAAAAGCTTCTAATAGAGAGATTTAGCTTGGGCAAAGGCTCAAGCTTTTATTTTTTATTACCCATATGTTTCTACACTCAATTTACTTGATAACTTTTGGGTGTAGAGGTAACATCACTATAACTAAAAAGGAGGAACAGAAGTGGCTAAAAAAGTTTTAACGATAGAAAAAGAATTAGCAAGTGATAACTTAGATATAAATAAAACTAAAAAGCTGAGGGTGTGTGCTTATTGCAGAGTTAGTTCCTCAAAAGAGGAGCAGTTACATTCTTTTGATGCTCAAGTTAGCCATTATACAAATTACATTAAAAATAATCCAGAGTGGGAGTTTGCAGGAATTTACGCTGATGAGGGTATATCAGGTAAAAGGAAAGAGAATAGAATCGAGCTTATGCGAATGATGAAAGATTGCAGGGCTAAAAAAATAGATATGGTTATAACAAAGAGCATATCAAGATTTGCTAGAAATACAGCAGATTGTATTGAAATGGTTAGAAAACTAAAAGAATTAGGCATTGCTGTATATTTTGAAAAAGAAAATATTAATACAATGAGAGCAGAAAGCGAGCTTATTCTTTCAGTATTAAGTTCCATTGCACAAGAAGAACTATCATCTCTTTCCCAAAATATAAGATGGTCTAATCAAAAGAGATTTCAAAAAGGAATAGTACAGGTAAATACTAAAAGATTTTTAGGATATGATACCGATGAGAAGGGGAAGCTTGTGATTAATGAAGATGAAGCTGTTATTGTTAGAAGAATATATAATAGCTATATTTTAGGAAAAGGTGTAGGGGTAATTGCAAGAGAACTTGAGGAAGATGGAATAAAAACTGTAACAGGTAAAACAAGATGGAGTGGATCTACAATAAAAAGTATAATTTCAAATGAAAAATATTGTGGAGATGCAATACTTCAAAAAACTTATACAGCGGATACTGTTACATTTAAAAGAAAGAAAAATAAAGGGGAGTTACCTAAATATTATATAAAGGATAATCATCCAGCCATAATAGAGCGAAAGCAATTTGAGTTGGTTCAAAAAATAAGAGCAGATAGAGCAGGTGAGCATGGTAATAATCAAGGAGATAGAGCTAAATATCAAAACAGATATCCTTTCACATATAAAATCATTTGTGGAAACTGCGGAAATACATTTAAAAGGCAGATACAAAATGCCGGAAAACCTTGTGAGAATGCTGTATGGGGATGTGGAACCTATATAAACAGAGGAAAAGAAGAATGTAGCATGAAGCCAATTCATGAGGAAACTATAAAAACTGTTTTTATAAGAATGTTTAATAAGCTTTATACAAACAAAGATATTATACTAAAGCCTTTTGCAGAAAATATTAAAAGAATAGTAGATGCAAGAGTTGAAGATGATAGAGTTAAAAAATATGATGACAATATTAATAACTTAATGGAGCAAAAGAAAATGCTTTTTAAATTAAAAGAAAAGGGATATGCAGATGAAGAAATTTATTATGAAGAAAAGATAAAAATAGATAAGGAAATTGAAAAGCTAAGAGATGATAGAAATAAACTTGCCTGGCAACTTACAGGACAAGATGATTGGATTGATAGAACAAATAAAGTCTATGATTTTATTAAGAGCATTGATAATATTCTTGAAGAATTTGATGAAGATATTTTTAATGCCATTGTTGAAAGGATAATTGTTAAATCAAAGAATCACATTACTTTTGAATTAAAGAATAATCTTATCCTTGATGAATATTTTGAAAAGCAAAGAGGAAGAAGAGGGAAAATTATATTTAAGGAGGGGGAGAATGCCTAAAACAAACGGTAGACCACCATTTGGATATAAGAATGGCTTAAATGGATATTATGAAATAGCAGAGCCTGCTGCTACTGTTATAAGAAGAATATTTGATGAATATTTAAAGCAAACCTCCATAAGACAAATAACCAGAAGGCTTAATGAGGAAGGGATAAAAAGTTCTAGAGGTGTTAATTGGGATCATAGCATTGTAGCTTATATTTTAAAGAACAAAAAATATTGTGGAAGTGAAAATTATAAAGGAATTATAAGTGAAGATATATTTTTAAAAGTACAAGAATTAAGAGAAAAAGGTTTTGAAAAGTTTAAGGTTCCTAAAGAGAAGGAAGAGGTATGGAAACACATATATCCTTTTACAGCAATTATTATTTGCGGTAAGTGTGGTGAAAAATTCACTAGAGCAGTAAATTCTAGCGGAAAGCCTTGGGAGAAACGTGTATGGAGATGCAATAGATATGTAAAGGAAGGAATTAAAAGTTGTAATAATACAAGCATTCCAGAAAAACTGTTAAAAGAAATGTTTGTGAAGGCTTTTAATAAATTTCAAAGTAATAAAGAGCAATACCTTAAGAAGTTAGAACGGTCAGTTAAGACTACTTATAATAACAAGGAACTAAACATACTGTTTGAGGAAAGCATTGAAATGTTAAGACAAGCCTCAAATAATAGAATGGTAAACATAGATGAAATAAATAAAAATACAGTTATTATTCTTCAAAAGAAAATGCAAAAACTGTGGAAAAACATAAAGTTTGATGAACTTTATTATAATAACTCAAAACTTCGAGAGCTTTTAAATAAAATGCCTAATAGAATAAAAGAGTTTGATGAGGATATATTCAAAAGAACAGTAGAAAAGATAATTGCTTTAGAACCAGGTATAGTACAGTTTCATTTTATTAATGGAGCTTTTATAGAGGAACATTATGAAACTAAAGCTGTAAAGGAAAGGAGGAAGGCTAATGGCAAAAAAGAATATAGCGGTAATTCCAGCCAAAACAATTAAAGAAGTTAAAGGATTACCTAGCGAAGCTAAAACAAGAGTATGTGCTTATTGTAGAGTAAGTACTGATAATGTAGAGCAGCTTTCAAGCTATGAAGCACAGGTTAATCACTATACAAATTATATTCAAAACAAGCCAGATTGGAAGTTTGCTGGGATTTATGCTGATGAAGGGATTTCTGGAACCAATACAAAGAAACGTGTTGAGTTTAACAGAATGATAGAGGATTGCATGGCTGGAAAAATAGATATGGTAATAACAAAATCAGTATCCAGATTTGCAAGAAATACATTGGATTGTCTTAAATATATAAGAATGCTTAGAGAAAAAGGAATATCAGTTTATTTTGAAAAAGAAAATATAGATACTTTAGATGCAAAAGGAGAATTACTAATCGTTATAATGGGCTCGTTGGCGCAAGAAGAGAGTCGCAGCCTGTCCTCTAATACAAGATGGGGCATCGTTCACCAATTTCAGGAAGGTAAGGTAAGATTAAATCATACCACATTTTTAGGCTACACTAAGGATGAAAATGGAGAACTTATAATTGTACCTAAAGAGGCAAAAACAATTAAAAGAATATATGAAGAATATTTAGCTGGATATGGTACTAATAAAATATGCAGAAATCTTGAAAGAGATGGTATAAAAACACCAACAGGAAGAAAAAAGTGGTGGGATTCCACTATAAGGTCAATTCTAAAAAATGAAAAATATATGGGGGATGCACTTCTGCAAAAATCACTAACAGTGGACTTCTTAACAAAGAAAAGAGTTAAAAATAAAGGGCAGGCTCAACAGTATTATGTAGAAGATAGCCATCCAGCTATTATCTCGAAGGAAATGTTTATGCAGGTTCAGGAAGAAATGAAAAGGCGAAGTAATATTAGAAAGCAAAGTGAAAATAAAAGTAGGTTTACAAGCATATATCCTTTTTCAGGAATAACCTACTGTGGTAAGTGCGGTATGCAGTTTAGAAGGAGAAGATGGGGAACTAAACCTAAATATTTTCAATACGTTTGGATATGCAAAGCAAGAGATGATAATGGTCCAGAAGCTTGCAATATGCCAGCAGTTCATGAGGAGAAATTAAATAAGGCCTTTGTAAGAGCAATAAATAAAGCAATAAGCGATAAAGAAGTCTTTACGCAAAAGCTTGTAAAGAATGTTGAAAAAGTAATTCCCAAAGCCCAAGAGAATTTAAGTATGGATGAAATACAGGCAAGATTAAAAGAACTACAGCAGGAGCTTATGAAACTAGTAAGAATTAATGTAAATACAGGCTTAGATGCAGAAGTTTATGATGGGGAGTATGCAAGAATTGCAAAGGAAATAGAAGGCTTAAGAGAAAAGAAGCAAAGAATTCAGGAAGCAAAATTGGATGATACCATAAGAAAAAATAGAGCAGAAGAGATTGCGGATATTATAAAGAGGAGGGAATTAGTAAAAGGGTTTGATGAAGAATTGTTTAGGACAGTGATTGAAAGAATAACAGTGATTTCAATAGCGGAAGTTGAGTTTAAGTTTAAATCGGGGTTGAAGGTTAGGGAGATATTATAAGAAATTTGAATTTTAATTATTTATAATATAGGATATAATATAAATAAAATAGATATATTTGGAGGTGTTGTAATGGATGAAAAAAAATTAGAATTTGCTATATTTTGTATTGAAAGTTTAGCAGAAAAACTAGAAATGAATCCTACAAAAATATATGAAATTATTAAAAATACAAATACTTTAGATGAGTATATTATCCCTTGTTATGAGCCATTACACTCTCAAAGTAAACGATATATAGTAGAAGATTTAATAGAAGTATTAAAAGAAAGGGGAGCATTAAGTTGAAAGTATATCATGGGTCTTACTTGATAGTAGATAATCCCCACATATCTTTTTCAAGGGATGCATTGGATTTTGGGAAAGGTTTTTATGTAACAAGAATTAAAGAACAAGCAATTAATTGGACAAACAAATTTAAAAGAAGAGGCAAAAAAGGATATTTAAATATATATGAATTAGATATAGAAAAAGTTAAGGAAAAGTATAAAGTTAAAGAGTTTTTGAGTTATGACTTGGAATGGCTAGATTTTATATTGGAATGTAGAGCTGAAAGTAATATTTATTTAAAATATGATATGGTAGTAGGTGGAATAGCCGATGATAGGGTATATAATACAATAGAGCTTTATCAGGATAAATTAATAGAGAAAGATGAAGCATTAAAGAGGTTAAAGTATTATAAACCTAATCAACAGATGTGTATAATAAATCAAGAGATTATTGATAAATATTTAAGTTATGAAGGGAATAAGGAAGTGTAGAATATGTTAGCAAATAAAATATTATTACAATCTTTATATAAAAATATAATCTTAGAATTTTCAAAGAGAACCAATAAAGATTTAGAAGAAAGTATGAATTATTTTTATGAATCACAGCTTTATCAATTGGTAAGCGAAGGCGTAGGAGATTTACATTGTAAAGGGGTTAAATATCTAACAGATGAATTAATGTTAGAGTACGGAATTGTTAACCATAAGAGTTATCCAAAGGATTTAATTCATTAAATAATAATATTTTTTATACATTACATTTTAGAGAGCTTTATATGCTAGGCTCTCTTTTTATATTTAAATGTTAAGTTCTATGATTCTTTATTGATGGGATTATTGATTGATTAAAACACCTTACTTAAAAAACTGTTGTGAAAAATTAGAAATTTAAGCTATACATTCAATAGGGATCGTCACTATTTAAATTGTATAATATATAGTGTAAAATAAAGGGCTATATACTACTGGTTGCATGTGTTTCCTTATAACCATATAGTTTGTCCCAAGGCATGTGGAGACAGTAGTTCGCTTAAGTAAGTAATATCAAGGGTTAAGCCTTTTATAATAATATTAAAAGCAGTAAATTTCCATCCTTCTTCCATCCTAAAATTATAGTGGATGGAAGAAGGTCATTTTAGAGATATAATGGACTCAAATAAGTCCACACTAGCTTGAGTTAATTTGTTAGTGACATGTGAATAAGTATCCATAGTAGTGGATAACTTACTATGACCTAAGCGGTGTTGAATATCTTTGATATTAGCACCGGCTTCAAGCATCATAGTTGCATGAGTATGGCGAAGAGAGTGAAAACAAAAATTGATTTGAAGTTCATAATTTATAACTCGACTTAAATACTTGAAACTATCAGTAGTTACGAGTTTACCATTTTCTTTAGTACATACAAAATTGTTATTTGTATAGTACTCACCATACTTTAATTTGTTTTCTATTTGACATTTCTTATGGTGCTTTAAAATATTAACTAGCGTATTGCCAATGAGAATGGTTCTATAGGAGCTCTTAGTTTTAGGGCTTCCAAAGACCCATTCTCTTTTTTCTTTAATAATAATTTTTTGAACTTTAATAGTCTTATTTTTTAGATTAACACAATCCCAAGTAAGACCGCAAACCTCGGCTGCTCTCATGCCGGTATTAAATGCTATTTGAAGGGGGATATAAAAATTACTTTTCTCTGGGAAGCGTTTAATAATTCTCCTAAATTCATCTAAGGTTATTATTTTTAAATTATCTGGAGTATTTTTTAAATCATTATATTTAGGCATGGTAACATATTGCATTGGATTTTCCTTTATGAGTTGATAAGGATAAACTGCCATTCTTAAGGCTCCGGATAAAACCCCATAGAATCCAGAAAGAGTATTCTTAGCGAAACCATTTCTATATTTTTTGTTTAAAAATTCTTGTAATGCAGCAGTATTAAGAGATTTTAGTTTGTAATTGCCAAGGGTTGGTTTAATATGTCTATCGATAATACGTCTATAATTTAATTGTGTATTATATTTACAATTAATAAGTACATATTCCTTATACCAATAGTCAAAATAATCAGCTACAGTAATATTACTTTCAGTTAAGACAGAGCCACAATTCTCAAATTCATTTAAGGCTTTTCTAAGAGCCTTTTCAGCTTATTTCTTTGTAGAGCCACCAGCTCTTTCAATGGTTTTACGTTTACCGTCAACAATACCTAGGTTAAAGTAATAATACCAGCGGTTTCCCTTTTTTCTTACTCCACCTTTCATAATATGCAACTCCTTTGTTTATAAAATTTTGTAATACAAAAATCATCATTTGTACTTATAGCTAATAAGCTTAAGTTGTCTTAATAATTCATCAACAAAATCCTCAGCCTCCTTTTCATTAAGGTTATCTATATCAACTCCACAATAATCTATAATGGAAGGTTGACTCAGTAAACATTTTATGTTTTCCTTTGGCGTTTTAAATAAATTTTTAGATAGAGTTTTAGAACAATCTAAAATATGAGCAAGTTTTATATCAGGGTCATTTTTAATTGCTTCACGTATAATTTCAAGTTCAGTTTTATTTAGAGTATCTAATTGAGAGTTTATAAAAGTATCTATATTATCATTAATGTTGTTGCGGTCTTGAAAATAATATATAGGAACGCCACAAGCTTCTGCAATCTCATTTAATATTGAAAAACTAGTATAAGTTCTTCCAGATTCAATATCACCAATATAGCTTTGAGATCTATTTATATCCTTTGCCAGCATCCGTTGAGTATAACATTTTCCTATTTTTTCTGATTTAAGACTTCGTGCTTTTTTTAATAATTGTCCTAATTGTTTTCTGATTAACACCATAGTACATACCTTCTTTCAATTTGGAAAGAATCCTTAATAAATGAGAAGTTTATGATGATTATTGAGGAGGTAAAAATTTGACTAAGTTATACTTATTAAATGTAATTGATGAGGTAATTATTTTAGCATATATATAAACGTCAAGATAAT